AATATCAGGACTTGGCGTTCAAGAAAGCCATGTTGGCAGCTCGCAAGGCTGGGCTAGAGCGTGTCGTATTAGGTGTTATTACTGACAATACGGTGATCCCGCCGTCGTATCGACGGTACGACTTGTCGCCGCCGGTTATGGTGACGCAATCGGTTGCCGGCGAGTGTGCGGATGCTGGAAGGAACTACGGGTCGTGAGTCTTCTGTGTAAACTGTTCGGGCACAAGATGTCCGCTACTCCTAGGCCGGTGATCGCCAATGTAGGGACGTATATGGCGTACTGCTGTGAGCGCAAACACCGCGACGGCACGACTGCTTGCATTTACCGCGAGCCGGCAAGCCAGAATGATGCGGTAAAGATGAAGAGGCAGGCGCAGTTCCTCAAATCCCTCCCAATGAACGTCTAAACGCCATCCTTCGTATAGCCTCTGGCCGTGACGGCTTGTCTGGCTGATTCCTAGCGAACCGATCAACCTCTCCCAAGTCATCTGGCGCTAGTCGCACTAGCACCGGAACGCTGTGCGTTGGGGGTCGCCCTCTGCGGTTCTTTGACACTTTTTTCGACGCCATGTCACCTTTTCCCGTTGACTTTTTTTCAATATCGACTATGTAGGAGATGTGAGACGGGAGGTCAAGATGGTTCTGACGGACATGACGAAGGCGGCCTTGGCGGGGTTCGCGGGCGAGCCCTGCGCTTGGTACTTTTCGAGCCCTCTGTGGCTCGCCCATGCGGCGGGTAAGGCTTTGGCGGCGGCAGGGCATGCGGCTCCCAAGGTCTGCGTGATGGGCGCCGGGTACACGGTCAAGGTGGTCACTGGGAACGGTGTCCTCAAGGTCAAATTCTCGGGCACTAAGCTCGACAAGACGCTTCTCGTGATGATGTAGGAGGGGATATGAGACTGCTTGAACTTATTGATTGGTCTGAGCGCTACCCGAAAGAGAGTCCGCGTGAGATAGCGATACGGCAAAGCACGCTTTGCCTCTGTGGGTGTGGCAAGGAAATCGGACACAAGCGATGTTGGCGGTGTGAAAAAGCTGCCAAGGTTTCGCATGGTGCGCTTCCAGAGGTCTCGCGCGCCTCGCACTATTCGTGAAAGGAGGCATCATGACAATCTACGACTTTTTGGACAAGCATGGCGAAGGCACAGTGTTTGCCATCGCTCTCCTTATCATGGTTGCGGCGTGGGCTTTTAGGGGGGAATTATGACGCGCGTCGCTCTCCAACGCTCCGAAGAAACCCGCGGCGAGTTCTCCCTGTACTGGTGGGACCCGCAAGGAGGCCAGCACGAGGAGCTACGCTACGTCGATGCCGGACGCGCTGTCGAGCGCGCTGTCACTCTTTCCCGTGGGCCTGCGGCCCAGCTCGGGATGGTCAAGCGCATCATGATAACTGACGGCGGCGATTATACCGTGTTCGAGTGGACGCACGAGGACGGCATCACGTTCCCGACGGAGCGAAAGGGGTGGAGATGAGCAACCTATTCGCGGTGCGTAATGGCACGGGCTCGATTGTTATCGACGGGTTCGCAACTAAGGCCGATGCCAAGAAGAAGCGTGATGCGCTTGAGTATGAAGCGCTGGCGCACAATGCCGTACCAATGCCACAGCGGCAGTGGTTTGTAACGCTGGGGCCGGATCACAAGGGAGAGAAAGTATGAAATACCAAGGCTCGCAGGAAGACATGGCCAAATATTTTGATGGCTTCCGCGAGGCTGCGGAACGGCGAGCCGCTAACGACAGCTACAACGTCACCGAACGCAAGCTAGCCCGACGTGAGGTCTACTGTTGGACAGAGGCGGCACGGATAGTGCGGGCAACGCAGATCGTGCCGGTGGTATTGTCACGGGAACGCCCAAAGACAATCGTGCCGGCACCGAAAGATTCGTTGATCGCCACTTGACACTATTTGCGATATCACTAAATAAGTGGTGTAGCGGAAAGGGGACAAGCATGGTGACAAAGGGACAAGCTGTTGCGGCGGATATTGCGGCACTGCTTCGTGCGCGGAATGCCATTTTGTGGATCGTGACGCGCGAAGAAGCCCGCGTTGAACGCTTCCTCGTTGAGGCTGCGGCGTCGGCAGGGTACGTCACGCGGACATGGGACGTTTCCCAAGGTGGCGCCGAGGTGACTGGCAAGAGGGTTGTGGGATGCACCCAGGACCCTGGCGAGGCGCTTAGCTACATCAGTCGGCGGGCATCCGGTGAAGACCGGACAATTCCACAAGATCGCTGCGTTTGGGTTATGCGGGACCTTCCTGTGTGGTTGGTGGGGGTGGCCGGTGCCGCGGTTCTTCGGTCTCTACGCAATCTGGCACGGTCGTTGCCGGCAGAGCCACGGGAGCGGGCACAGGCAATCGTTATCCTCACGCCCTCAACCGATGTGCCGCCAGAACTCGCTGGCCATGCCACGGTCATTGAATGGCCACTTCCCGATCGGGATGAGGTTGCGGCGATCCTTGATGCACAGATCGAGGCGCTACCCGATGAGATGAAGGGCACGGCAGCGCCTAACGGGACGCGGGATGCCGCGATCGATGCAGCAGTCGGGCTGAGCGGCGAGGAAGCCGCAGCCTGCTACGCCAAGAGCCTGATCCAACTCCGGCGGATTGATCCTGCGGCTGTCGCCCAGGAGAAGAAGCGTGTGATTGCCCGCGAGCGGGTTCTGGAATGGTACGATCCCTTGCCGGGCGGTTTGGAGGCGGTTGGCGGCTTGGACGCCCTCAAGGCATGGCTGGTCTCTCGCTCTCTTGCCTATAGCCCCAAGGCCCGCGCCTACGGGCTGCCTACGCCAAAAGGTGCTCTGATCTGTGGCATCCCCGGAACAGGTAAGACGCTAACCGCGAAGGCTGTGGCGACGGCCTGGGGTGTGCCTCTGTTGAAGCTCGACTTGGGATCACTCAAAAGCAAGTTTGTTGGCGAGAGCGAAGGCAACCTGCGCCGAGCCTTCAAAGTGATCGAGGCTATCGGCCGGTGTGTTGTCATGATAGATGAGGTCGAGAAAGCGCTGCAAGGCGCCACCTCGGGGTCGGCGGACGGGGGTGTGTCAAGTGATGCCTTGGGAGCGCTGCTCTCCTGGATGCAGGACCGCAAAAACGAAGCTTTCATCATTGCCTGCGCAAATAACCCGGAAATTCTTCCGCCGGAGTTCGTGCGGAAAGGACGTTTTGATGAATGCTGGTGGGTTGATCTTCCAACGCCGAGTGAACGGATGGCCATCCTCAACGCTTCCTTGAAGGGCTTTGGCCGCAAGAGTGACGGTTGGAAGGCCACCGATCTCCAGACGGTCGTTGATGCCATGGAAGGGTTCACAGGTTCAGAAATTGCGGCCATTGTCCCTGATGCGATGTTCGCGGCGTTCGCTGACAATGGCCGTGAAATTGAAGCCGGCGATCTTGTGAAAGTTGCCAAGACGGTAGTTCCACTCTCAAAGACGGCATCAGAAAAGATTGAGCGGTTGCGAAAGTGGGCCGATGGTCGTGCTCGGCCGGCGGCCAATGTTGAGAATGTGGTGGAACTGCGCCGGGCGGCTCGGCAACTTGATTTGTGAGGGAGGCTTTGGCCTCCCCATTTTTTATTGACAAACGCATAGTTGTGTGGAAAAAACTTTGCCATGTGGCATCGAAGGCATGAGCAGTGCGTATCTTGTGGGATGACTGATGTCCCGCATATGGCGAAAGGAAAGTGTGGCCGTTGCTATTTGGCTGACTACCGCAGTCGTCATGGTAAGCGAATCGCAAAATCGAAACGCGCTTGGTATGCGAAAAACATTCGCCACGTTCGCATAAGGCAAAAACTGGCGCGAGAAGAAAGGCACTATTCAGGGAGACGTGACGCCGTTCTTAAACGAGACGGATATCGCTGCACCAAATGTGGGAAAGGCACAGATTTAGTTGTCCATCACAAGGATGGCAGTGGTCGAGGCTCGTCAACTCATAATAACGCTTTGAGTAATCTCGTAAGTCTTTGCAGGGCATGTCATCAACGGGAGCACCGACTTCTGGATAGGTGGGCGAGGGACTTCGAACGGTGCCAAGAGTGCGGCACGACCGAGCGGAGACACAATGCTAAGGGGTTATGTTGGAAATGTTACGCAGAACTGAAGCGGGCCGGCGGTCGGGCTCTGGAGATCTGAATCCCGCGCCTCGGGGAGACAGGGGCAAGGAGAATGTGATGGTAAATCATCCAAATCGCAGCAAGTCGAATGAACAGTCTGCGGAAAGCCAAGGCCCACTCGATGGCGAGCGGGCTGTATTAGTGACAACGGTCCATAAGGGGGTGTTCTTTGGCTATGCCACGGAAACTGATGGGCCGCAGATTAAGCTGAGGCGCGCTCGGAATTGCATCTCGTGGCCAACCGAGAACAAGGGCTTTATGGGTCTTGCGAATATGGGGCCTCTCAGTGGCGCGCGTGTTGGGCCTCATGCTGATATCACATTGCGTGACATCACCGCTGTCGTTGAGTGTTCGGCTGCAGCGGTTGAGAATTGGGAGAAAGCCCCATGGCTGCGCTGATTCGCGGCAATGTCGATGACATGGTTAGGGCGCCCGTTTGGGCGCACGGCTACGGCTACGGCTACGGCTCCGGCTTCGGCTTCGGCTTCGGCTACGGCTACGGCTCCGGCTACGGCTACGGCTCCGGCTACGGCTACGGCTCCGGCTTCGGCTACGGCTCCGGCTCCGGCTACGGCTTCGGCTCCGGCTACGGCTCCGGCGACGGCTACGGCTACGGCTCCGGCTTCGGCGACGGCTCCGGCGAC